TTAGTAGGTCGTAATAAATGGAAAAAATAGTTTGGCAAAAAAACTACCTAAAATAGTAAAGGAAATAAGGAACAATCCACCTTCACCTGTTAATTATGCATATCAAAAGAATATATCATATTCTCAGATGTCTATATTCAGGGGATGTCCTCACCGTTGGAAATTACAGTATAAAGATAAAATCAAACGATTTACATCTTCTATCCATACTGTATTTGGGACTGCAATTCATGAATCCATGCAACATTATTTAGATGTAGCATATGAAAAATCATTTGCAGCGGCTGATAGAGAAATAGATATACAGGAATATTTCCAAGAGGTTTATATAGGTGAATACCAAAAACAATATAAATCAAACAACTCAGAACATTTCTCGGATGCGGTTGAAATGAGAGAATTTTTTGAGGATGGAGTTGCTATCTTAGAATGGTTTAAGAAAAAACGTAGTAGATATTTTAGCAAAAAAGGTACCTATTTAGTTGGTTGTGAAATACCTATTGTAATAGCACCAAATAAAATGTTAAATAACGTATTATACATGGGGTATCTTGATGTTGTCACATACCATGAAGCAACAGAGACATTCAAAATAATCGACATAAAAACAAGTACTAGCGGGTGGAATGATTACGCTAAAAAGGATGAAAACAAACAATTTCAACTCTTACTTTACAAACAATACTTTTCAGAACAGTATGGTATACCTTTAGATAAAATTGAAATTGAGTTTTTTATTCTTAAAAGAAAAGTATTAGACCCAGATGATGAAAAACTTATGTCTCCATACCAAGCTTATAGAGTACAACAGTTTGTTCCACCTAGTGGGAAAATTAAATTAGGCAGAGCTAAAACGGCTATTAATGATTTTATTAATGAATGTTTTAATTCAAGTGGTAAAATAAAAGAAGCAAATTACCCTAAATCCCCTTCTAAGTGGAATTGTAACTTTTGCCCTTATAATAAAGATAAAGAATTGTGTGGTGCTGGTGAACATTTTTCATAGATTCACACATACGTATATATAATAAAATAATGTTTTAATAAATAAAGACTATGGCTAATAAAGACATGACACTTACCAGTGTAAAAATCAAAAGTGACTTATTCGAGAATTTTAAAATTGAATGTGTAAAACGTAAGTTTTCATTCCAAAAACTTGCTGATAGAGCTATCTATCTATATCTTACAAATGAAGACTTTCGTAAACAAATTACTAATCAAATTAATCTTGAAATAAAAGATGATGAATAAAAAGTTTGAATATTTACCTAAAGAACAAAGGAAAAAAATATTATTAATTTGTGATGATATTAGAGTACATTCTGGAGTTGCCACAGTAGCAAAAGAGATAGTACTTCATACTTCACACCATTTCAATTGGGTTCAAATGGCAGGAGCCATTAAACATCCTGATAAGGGTAAAAGAATAGAATTATCTAAGAGTGTTGATGAGCAGTTAGAAATAAAAGACTCCTCAGTAATATTATACCCACAAAATGGATATGGAACCCCAGAATCAGTAAGGCAAATAATAGATATAGAAAAACCAGATGCTATAATGTTATTTACTGATCCTAGGTACTTTATTTGGTTATTTAATATGGAGAACGAAATCCGTAGAAAAATACCTATTACTTACTTGAATATTTGGGATGATTATCCTGCTCCTATGTACAATCAACCTTACTATGAAGCTTGTGATTTATTAATGGGTATTTCTAAACAAACAGTTAATATTAATAAGCTAGTATTAGGAGATAAAGGTAAAAATAAAATATTTAAATATATCCCACATGGATTAAACCCAGATATATTTTTCCCAATAAACCCTAAGGATCCAGAATTTAAAAATTTTAAAAAGTTAATTTTCCAAAATAGAACTCCAGAGTTTGTTCTCTTTTTCAATTCTAGAAATATTAGAAGAAAACAAATTCCTGATACTTTATTAGCATTTAGATCCTTTTTAGATTCTCTCCCAAAAGAAAAAGCTAAAAATTGTTTTATAATATTACACACAGAATTAATTACAGAAGCGGGTACAGATTTAAAAGCTGTAAAAGAATATTTATTTAATGAAAACTATAAAGAAAATGTTATATTTTCATCATCAAAATTAACTCAACCTCAACTTAATTATTTATATAATATAGCAGATGCACAAATATTACTTACATCAAATGAAGGTTGGGGATTATCTATAACAGAAGCACTACTTTCAGGTACACCTGTTATTGCTAATGTAACAGGAGGTATGCAAGACCAAATGAGATTCGAAGACAATAAAGGAGAATGGTATACACCAGATGCTGATATTCCCTCTAATCATAAAAAAACATTTGATAAACATGGAGAATGGGCTTTCCCAGTATACCCATCTAGTAGATCAATTCAAGGATCACCTATGACACCTTATATATTTGATGATAGATGTAAATGGGAAGATGCTTGTGACCAAATTAAAAAAGTCTATAATTTATCTAAAGAAGAAAGACAGGCTTTAGGTTTAAAAGGTAGAGAATGGGCTATGTCCGAAGAAGCTGGTTTTACAATTAAACACCAAGCTGATAGAGTTATAGAAGCCTTTAATGGTTTATTTAGTAATTGGAAACCACGAGACACATACGAGGTTGTCAATGCAAATGAATACAAAGGTAAATTTTTAAATCATAAAATAGAATACTAATGAGTAAACCAAGATTTGTAATATCATCCCCATTCGACACTTATAGTGGGTATGGAAGTCGATCCCGAGATATAATTAAAGCCATAATTGAATTAGATAAATATGAAGTCCAACTTTTACCACAAAGGTGGGGATCAACGGCATGGGGTTTTTGTAAAGAAAACCCGGAATGGGAATTCTTAATAAAACATTTAGCAACCTCAGAATGGAATAAAACAAAACCTGATATTTGGATGCAGATAACTATTCCAAATGAATTTCAACCTGTAGGAAAGTATAATATAGGGTGTACAGCAGGGATTGAGTCTACGGCTTGTAAAGCAGAATGGGTTGAGGGGTTAAATAGAATGGATATGAATTGGGTTTCTTCAAAACATTCTAAAAAAGTTTTTGAGAGCATGAGATATGAAAGAAAAAACAATCAAACAGGTCAAACAGTCGGTACAGTCCAGCTTCAAAAACCAATGCATGTTATATTTGAAGGTGTTAATTTAGACATATATAAACCCTTAAAACAAAAAAGTTTAATTAATTTAGATAATGTAAAAGAAAATTTCAATTACTTATTTGTAGGACATTGGATGAGTGGTGAAATGGGTCATGATAGAAAAAATGTTGGGTTGATGGTTAAGGCTTTTTATGAAACCTTTAAAAATAAAAAACAAAAACCTGGATTAATAATGAAAACTTCTGTGGGGGTAGAATCTCATATAAGTAAAGATACAATACTAAAAAGAATTAAAGATATTAGAGAAAGTGTTAATTCTGATGATTTACCAAATATATATCTTATTAATGGGTCTTTTAGTGATGAAGATATAAATGGTTTATATAATCATTCAAAAGTAAAAGCTATGGTATCCTTAACTAAAGGAGAGGGATATGGTAGACCCTTACTTGAATTCAGTTTAACAGGAAAACCTATTATAGCAACCAATTTCTCAGGACATACTGACTTTTTACATAAAAATTTCACTACCTTACTTCCTGGAGAATTAGAAAATGTTCATAAAAGTGCAGCTAATGATTGGTTAATCCCAGAATCTCAATGGTTTAAAGTAAGTACCCCTCATGTAGGTCAATCGTTTACTGATGTATTTAAAAAATATTCTAGTTTTAAAACAAAATCAAAACAACAGCTAAAATATTCTAAATCTAATTTTGGTTATGAAAAAATGAAGGAATTGGTTGGTAATGTTTTAAATTCAAATATTCCTGATTTTCCAAAGCAAGTATCTTTAAGTTTACCTACATTAAAGAAAACTCAACCAAAGGTAGAATTACCTAAATTAACTTTACCAAAACTTACAAAAACAAAATAATATGAATTTTGATGAATTAATACAATGTACGAGATGTGGATCTGATGCCTGTTATAGACAAGAAGTGACTAAAGATATTACACTAGAAATGTGTTATGGGTGTGGGTTTATATCTAATTCTTTATTAAAACCTGATAGTAAATTTCTTAAGGAACAAATGGAAGTCTTACCTGAACTTTATAAATCTCTATTAGATGAAGAAGAAGAAACAGGAAAAATATGGATGCCTTCAACTATTAATGTAGAAGAAAAAGGAATGGTATTTGCCGATGGTAATTCTCGAAACAATTGGAAATGGGGAGCAGTTAAAGCTGTTCCCGTATCTCCTGAGGAATCAGAGAAATACCAAAACAAAAAATTCAGACCTGATATGTCTACAATAAAACATTTTATAGAACGTGATTTTATTGGAGCACTTTCATATATTGGGGTATTACCAGAATAAAATTATATGAGAATAAGTTATGCAATAACAGTATGTAACGAGTTTATTGAAATACAAAAACTCCTTTCAGTACTATTAGTTAATAAGAGAGAACAGGATGAAATTGTAGTTTTGTTTGACAAGCAATCTGGAACCTCTGAAGTTTGGGCTTATTTAACTAAGTTAAAAAATGAAGAACATATTAAATTAACTCGTAAAAAATTTGAAAATCACTTCGCAGATTGGAAAAATTATTTAACGGATTTATGTACTGGAGATTATATTTTCCAAATAGATGCAGATGAAATACCAGATAAATCTTTAATAGATAATTTACCTTTAATTCTAGAAGCAAACCCCAATAATGAAGTTTATTTAGTCCCTAGAATTAATACAGTAGAGGGATTAACTCAAGAACATATTAATAAATGGAGGTGGAATGTAAATGAAAAGGGTTGGGTTAATTGGCCAGACTATCAATGGAGGATTTGGAAAAACAAACCAGAGATAAAATGGGTAAATAAGGTTCATGAAAGGTTAGAAGGATTTAGAACTTATGCTCCACTTCCTGCTGAAGAAGGTGTAGCTATATATCACCCTAAAGACATTGTTAGACAAGAAAAACAAAATAATTATTACGATACTTTATGAATGTATATGTAGATATTGATGACACCATTTGTGACTATGAATATGGTTGTGATAAAATGAAATATAATTTGGCTAGACCTATTCAAATTAATATAAACAA